GAGGGGGCTTCGTTACTCTAATAACGTGATGTAACTCATCACGGATAGGAGGACTTTGGATGGTCCAAATGGGAAACTTCTCTCGTATACGCAATAGTGTACAGCAACCAAATGCTTTTACTCATATTGACGTATTCGACGCTAATGGCAATCTAATATCTCAAAACGATCTGACCTACCCGGCGCCGTATGCCTACGATTATATCGCAGACACACCTCATCGGTTAAGTCATGGTACTTTTGGTTGGAAATTCCCTCCCGGGAAAGTCCACCATTATACTGTTCGTCTTGATGGTATTAGTGCTATAGCTGGTCTCGATAACTTGACGAGTTCTGGTATTTATACTAGATACACGCCTCCGTTATTCGCACCGGGAAGTAATGATCTCCTAGGGACCATATCGCCTGACATTTCTGATGTCGTTTTCTATCAACTCACACGAGAAGCATTTAATTACTTCTCGGACGCGTTTCCAGAGGAACTAAGCTCTTCGGAGTTTATTCTTGGATTGCGCCAGCTCAAGGATTTAATCCCCCAACTGGGCGAGACGATAGGAAAAACGTTTACGGGCGGATATCTAAATAAGAAATTTGGTTGGGATAACCTTCTTTCTGATTTAAATGTCCTTTCTGGTGTTGTCGATTCGTGTCGCGAGCGCCTTTTATGGTTCAAGCGTACGTATGGGAAGCCAACTCGGTTGGCATTCTCACGTCCCAATCTTGACATAACTGTAAATCCCATAGGGACTACAGCGTCAATGACTGTGAACGGTGACACAACAGGCACGTATGAGATCGTTGACGCCCGTATCGATTTTCGAGCTGGTTGCACACTTGTGCAAACTCTCGATCATGTCGACGGGGTCATTGGTCTGATCAGAGCTCTAATAGGTGCTTTTGGATTGGACAATCCTGTCAAAGCTATTTGGGTAAATTTACCCTTTAGCTTTGTCATCGATTGGTTTTTCCGAATTAGTGAGCACCTAGATAGTCTTGTTCAAGCACAACCGGCGGCTGGATGGAGCGTTTCGAACGTCACATGCAGCCTTAAGGGTCATGCTCGGGTTAAGACTACCTATGATTTTGCCCGAAGTGGTTACAATAGTAAGCACTTTGAAATGGGCAATATTAGATTAGATTCTTACAGGCGATTTCCAGAGTTACCGCTCTCGTTGGAGGACTTATTGCCAACAACGGAGCTATCCCCCTCACAGCTGGTGCTCATGATTGCTCTGCTTCATCAGCAGGGCTAACATGTGCCCTATAGAGGAGTCTTGTCCTATATGTCACTCACAATTACAACATTGGATGCACGCGACGGATCGAATCAGACATATGCCCTTATCGGGGCAGATGCTGTATCATCGAAACGCATTGACACTGCTTCGACTCTTGCTGAACCTAAGTTGCTTGCTGTAAAGCATTCAACCGCGGGAGTAGGAGCCGCTGCTGTCGATCGCCATTTGGTCCAGGTCACTACGACCAAAACCAATACGGCAGGCGTGCCACGTACTGGCACCGTCAATATGACGATTGCCATGCCACGTGATGTCGTTATAACTGAAAATGACATTCTAGACTGTGTTGCAAACATTGTCTCGCTTGTCTGCGGCGGCGCCTTTTCGGCGACTACCGGTTTCAGCTCAACAACGGCGATCACCCAGCTTTTGAGAGGAGAATCCTAGAAGTCAGGCTTCTTATAGAAGTTTACACTTCCATGGGAATACCATGACTACTAAAGATCCACTCGTAAAACTGGCGTTAATTACTGTTATAGTAGGTGCAATTTTGTACGTACTACAACATACGCATATTCTCCAGAACCTCTTAAACATCGCTAATTCTAGCGTTGGATAAGAGTCTCAGTTCTGGAATTTGCTAACACATACAAGACATTTAGGCGAGGCCTTGGATTGGAGTCCTTATGAAGGGTCCAACTAAGAGCCAAGTCGACTTCTACGTCGACCTCTGTTCGCACCTCGTCGCTTGTGATCCGCTGAGCATCACGTCATCAAATGCAATCAGACGTGACATTTCCACTTTGCAGTGGCGTGTCACAACTGAAGGCTTGTCGTTCCTTACTAAAACTCTACCCAAGTTGGGTAAGGCTTTAGATCAAGGGATGATTACTTCTCTGCTCATCATTCCTAGTGAGTTTAAACGCTCATATATGAATGAGAATATACCCGCATTTATGCAGGCATATTTCAACAGAGTCTTTGATGATAGTGGTTGCCTCCTGGACAATGCAGATCCTTACGCGGTTCAACACCTGCGTCAAGTTCTGTTTTTCGCGTATAAGCTTGAAGTCCCTTATCAGTCAGAAGAAGAAGCAGCTGTTATAGCTACTTTTATTCAGACTGAATCGGAAATTGAGCTTACCTCTGATGTAGAAACACTTCAAATTCTCGAAGTTGCTTCCTACATCACCGAAGATGTGTTTGCGGGTTTTAACCCAAAGCACATTACTCCGCGACACGGTCCGGGATCTGTCGCAACTGGTGAAAGATTGGATGCAAAATGGCGGTTCGCCAGATTGTATGACAATATTCATCAGTTATACCCATACTACGATTATTATATGGTAGGATGGGAGTTAGAACTGGCAGATCGTTTGGATTGGTATCTAGGCTTGGAGCGCCGCAAAAGCGGTACTGCAAAAGTAGTACTAGTTCCAAAAGATTCGCGCGGTCCTCGATTAATATCTTGCGAACCACTGGAATACCAGTGGATTCAGCAAGGTCTTGGTCGGAAGTTATCCAGCCACTTGGAGTCCTTTTGGATGACTCGTGGTCAGATAAATTTCACGGATCAATCAGTTAACCAATCGTTGGCTCTATCAAGTTCCCTTAGCGGGGAATATGCCACGTTGGACCTGAAAGATGCGTCGGACAGAGTCTCCCTAGCTTTAGTTCGAAAGGTGTTTGGGAAAACACCTCTCCTGCTTCGCTGTTTGGAGGCTTGTCGCACTTCCTCTACACTGCTCCCTGATGGGACAGTTTTACCGCTTAAAAAGTTTGCGCCCATGGGTTCAGCTTTATGCTTTCCCGTTGAGGCGTACATCTTCTGGTCGGTAATGGTAGCTGCTGTCAGTCGACACTTTAAAATGCGACAGTCAGAAGTCGGTCGGAGAGTCTTTGTCTATGGGGACGATATAATTGTCCCTGTAGAGTGGGTCTCTCTTTGCATACAAACGCTTGAGTCTTGTTCACTTCGTGTGAATAAGACCAAGTCTTGTACCAGAGGTTCTTTTCGTGAATCATGTGGCATTGACGCTTTCAAAGGCGTTGTTGTCACACCTTTACGATTAAAGAAGCTCTGGAGTGGACGGAAGACAGACGGGTCTGCCTATGCTTCTTATACCGCCTTAGCCAACATGCTAGGATCGCGTTATAAGTCCGCTAGCAATTTTCTGTGGACTAAGCTCGAATCAGTCTATGGGGTAATTCCCTATGGGACAAAATTCGCGTCTTACCCATGTAAAATTGTTAACGATGTTGATTTGTGTGAGAGTTTTAACTCGAGACACTTTAAACACCGTTATAGCAGACGTTACCAGCGTGAAGAGTTCTTCCTTCAGGGCCTTTCATCCTTGAAGGTTGAGAGTGAACTCGACTCCTGGCTCCGACTTTTGAGAAACATTGTTTCTGATCAAGTCGAAGATCCGTCGTCCATTGTTGTTCCTCGCTCAATGTTAATAAAGCGTGGATGGCGGGCCATTTACTAGATTTATTTAGTAAATGGGACTCGTTTGAG